GCTGGACCGGGATGTACGGGCAGTAGAAGAAGCCAGCGTCCATCGCGTTCGCACCCTTGTAGCCAACGATGATCTCGTCTTCCGGGAACATCGGGTCAACGACCAGATCGTACTTGCCAGCGAACTTGCCAGCGTAAGTGATTTGGTTGCCAACCGCACCCGCAGTCGGCCCGTCAGCCGTCGGGAGGCCACCTTCAAGCTTCGCAGCCGACTCAAGCATCGACGCGATCACCGGGGAGGTGATGATCACATTACCAGCACCACGCAGGGTCGTGCGGTAGATGTCTGTGCTCGCAAAGTTGATGAGAGCCAGGACGTTCGAGTAAACGTGACCAAGGGTTTGCGGAGCAAACGTAGTGGTCGAGTCCGTAAATCTCTTCATGTCCATCACGTAGATGTTCGAGTAACGACGGTTGATACCGTTGCCAGCCGAAGAACCCACGGTGGCCTCTTCGTTTTCGAGAGCGGTCGAGAAGTCGTACTCATACGAACCCGCGACAAAAGCACCCTGACCAGCAGTTGCCGGGACGTTTTGACCAATACCCGTGGACTCACTGAAGTTGTCAGCGTTGCCTTGGTAAAGGGACTCCAGGTACCAGCCACCGAAACCACCGCCAAGAGCAGCAGGGCCGTAAGCAATCATGCGAATGTCTTCGATGAGTTCACGATCAATCTCAAGGTTCATTTCCTTCGACAGGAGGTCCGTAAGCTCGGCTTCCATGTCCAGGTTGTGATACGCCTTAAGGTCTTGAGCAGCTTCAAGAGTCCAGAGGGCTCTCATCTTGCGCTCACGAGCTTGCACAGTCTGCTTCTGGATGTGCATGTTCACTTCCGGGATAGCCGTACCAGCCAGACGCTCACCAGCCGAGACCGAGTAACCGAGGATGCTGCTAGCGGTGGGGAACGCAGCCAGTTGACCACCCATCGTGGTCGAAGGCGAACCGTGCGCGTCATTGATGACGTTCGTTACGTCCAGGTTGCCCGCCGATACTTGAGCGATCGTGAGAGGGTTGACACCAGCGTCGCCAGGAACACCGAAAGTACCTACGTTTGACGGAGCACTCACCGTACCAATCTTACCAGCAACCAAGTTGCGCGGCGTGATGTTGAACTTCGAGTACATCACTTGCTCATCAGAACCGATAGCACGCGAGTTACCCATGTAGAAGATCTGCGACACAGGGCCGTCCATCGCTTGCGTGGCACCGATCTTGTTGAACATGAGTTCCGGGTAGGTGCGACGGATGAGCGGGAAGGCAAACTTTTGGAAAGTACCAATCTTACCAGTGGTGGTAGCGCCATCACTGATGGCTTCGTTCAGGTTCGACTTCGTGAATTCTTTGGCTTGGTTTTCAAAGAGACGAGCCGTCTGATACGCGATGTGATCATCCCCGATACCTTCAAGGAGTGGTTCCCAACGCTTCAGTAAATCATTTCTATCTATAGCGGTCATATTAACCTCGTAAACTGTTGAGTTTTTCTAACACGCCTTGATGGATCCACTCATTGTCGGAACCAGCGTGGTTTTCATTTAACTTTTCATCAGCTTCCTTCACTTTGAAGTTATCCTCACTGATGACGAGTGCCGAGTCCGAGAGTTGCCTCTCAGCGTTAGCAGATTCTTGCAGACTTTCCATTTCACCATGAATAGTTTGCAGAGCTTCCTCTAACTTTTGGTTCTTATCATTTGCTACCTTCGACTGACGCTTCAGGTTGACGTTCTCCTTTAGGAGCTTATCGACCTGACGAAGAAGAGCTTGATTCTTCTCTTCTTGCTGCTCGCCAAGGGACGCGAGAACTTCCATACCATTGAGTTCGTCTTGGTGGGTGTTCTCTAATGCAAACATCGAGCGGACAGTTTCGAACATTTGAGCGTTACGG